AAGTGTTCAACTGACGTGGGGAAAATTCGTGCAGCCACCCTGTCAGCAGGACGCCCTGTCAGCATAGAAACCATTAAACGTATGTACTCTTATTTGTCAAGAGCAGAGGAGTATTACGATGAAAGCGATACTAAAGCTTGTGGTACTATATCCTACTTGTTGTGGGGTGGTAAAGCTGCCAAGAGATGGTCAGAAAGCAAACTAAAGGAATTAGGCTTGTTAGAGTTGAGCGAAGTAGTAAGCGACACTATGGCTATTATAGACGATAGACTAGCATACTCCACTAAAGAACTAGCAATAAAAGCAGCACAGGACATAGGTTGTGAGAGTTACCACGAACACGAGTATGAGGGTAAGACTTGGTTTATGCCTTGTGAGCAGCACCAACTTAAAGCACCTTGTCAAGAGGGCTATGAGCAGTACGGAATGAAAAGAAAGAATGGCAAATTAGTGCCAAATTGTATACCAATAAAATAAATAAAATGAGCAAAAAGACAATTAGCAAAATGCTATTTAGCAAAGAGAAAGTAGAGTTAGCTTTAGTAGATGATATTAGAGCAGAGATGGCACAAGCAAACAGGGGTGCAATGAAAGGTATTGATATGATTGAAGCTGCCAAAAGACCTTTAGAAACGTCTTTAAGAGATAACAAGGAACTACTTAAAAAACTAGGTAAAACCAAAAAAAGTGCAATTGAATTAGGCGCATTAGATATTTTAAAAGAGTTGCAAAAATATGAAAGTCAAGTAGATGAAAATATAAAATCCATTGACAAAATACTTGCATCAATATAATGCCTAAACAAATACAAATAGGTAAGATTGAGAAGCCTAAAGTTAGGCGCAAGGGTGTACACGCTAAAACAAAAATGAGTAGCATAAAGGGCAGTAAGAATTATAAGAAAAAATATAAAGGACAAGGCAAATGTTAAAGAGATTTTTGACACCATCAAAGACAAGTCCTAAAGGCAGTAAACGTGGGTGTTTATGTGCTGACAAAAATACTTACAGTACAAAATGCTGCAAGGGTAAATTGATAAATCAAGGAATAGGAAAAATATAAATTATGAAAAAAACAATGAGCAAGATTGCTCAAATAAATAAAGAAGAACTATCTGCTCAAAAGGTGGAACTTTCGAATACGCAAATGTTAAATAGCATCATAAGTGAAAGTAATAAAATATACAATAGAGGTGTTAAATTTGTTCAATCAAGGGAAACGCTAACAAAAGAAGCGAGAAGATTAAACAGCGATGCTGAAAGTTTAATTAAAGGTGGTTCTAAAATGATAGCTGAATTTAAAAGTAAAGCAAAAGAATTAGGTGTAAACCCTGATAGTTTGCAAGAATTTAAAAAAGCTATTGACGCTCTTGGTGTTATGGATACAATAGAAAAGCAAACAAGAGGTTATACTAAAATAAGAAGTTAATCCTTAAAATGTAAAATAAGTTAAATAAATAGTTATAGTTATATGAAAGCAACCGAAATGTTAAATAAGATTAAAACCTTTCTTGGAGAAGAAGCTATTGACATTGTGAATGATGTTGAAGCACAAGAAAAGGTAGAACTAGCAACTGCAAAGCTAGACAACGGTACTGTATTAGAAGCAGAAGCGTTTGAAGCAGGAAACGAAATATTTATAGTTACCGAAGATGACAAAGTAGCACTGCCTGTTGGCGATTATACTTTAGAAGATGGTAAGATGCTAGTAGTAGCAGAAGAAGGCATTATTGCTGAAATTAAAGACCTAGACGAAGAAGCTGATGAAGAAGTAGAAGCTGAAGAAGAAAAAGAAGAAATGGGTTATGTTACTAAAGAAGAACTAGCAGAAGCAGTATCTGAAATCAAAGCTATGATTGAGGATATGAAGAAAGAAGAAATGAGCGAAGAAGCAGAAGTAGAATTATCAGAGGAATTACCGAAAGAAGTAAAAGAGGAATTATCTGAACCTGCTGCTGAACCTATTGCTCATAACCCTGAACAAAAAAATAACAATATCGGAGTTAAGTTTGCACAAAACAGAAAACCAAGCACACTTGATAAGATAATGTCTAAAATTAACAACTAAAAATAAATAAAATGCCAAACCCAACAATTACAAATTCAAGTTATAGTGGAGAGTTTGCAGGTAAGTATCTAGGTGCTGCCTTGTTATCCGCTAAAACACTAGACGAAGGTGCTGTATCAATCCTTCCTAACATTAAATATAAAGCTGCTATGAAAGTAGGAGCGTTTTCTGATTTAGTACGTTCAGCAGATTGCGATTTTGACGATAGCACTTCTACTTTGACACTAACAGAGAAAGTACTTACTCCTGCTGAATTGCAAGTAAACTTACAGATTTGTAAGAAAGAATTACATTCAGATTGGGAAGCTGCTCAAATGGGCTTTAGTGCTTTTGACCAATTGCCACCTTTATTTTCTGACTATGTTATCGCTAGAGTTGCTGCTGAAGTAGCTAACGCAACTGAAACATCTATTTGGTCAGGTAGTGCAGGAGAAGGTTCTTTTGATGGACTTGTTACTCTTGCTGCTGCTGACACAGACGTAGTAGACGTAGTAGGTACAACTATTACAGCAGGTAACGTAATTGACGAACTTGCAAAGGTTGTAGATGCTATTCCAAGCGGTGTATATGGAAAAGAAGATTTAACTATCTATATTTCACAGCACGTAGCTAAAAAGTATATCGCTGCACAAGCTGCACTAGGTTATAGAGAATTATATAACGTAGGTCAAACAGAGATGAACTTTCAAGGCATCAAGTTGTTCGCAACAGGTGGACTAGGAGATAATACAATTATGGCTGCACAAGCGTCAAATTTATTTTTTGGCACAGGTTTGCTAAATGATAAAAATGAGGTACGTGTTATAGACACCTCTGAATTTTTAGGAGATACCAATGTACGTGTAGTAATGCGCTATACAGCAGGTGTACAGATAGGTGTAGGTTCTGATGTAGTACTTTACGCTTAATAATTAACTAACATAAAAGGGGTAGGTTAGGTCAATGCCTACCTGCCCTTTTTTAATAAATAAATAAATATGAGTTGTGCAATAACAAAAGGTAGAGGTATAGGCTGTAAGACGGCTTATGCAGGTATCAAAAATGTATATATTCTTGATTATAGCGCAGCAATAGCAGCGTTAAGCCCTTCATCAGGTACGGTAACATTACCATCAGATGCAAGTGCTGAGTTTTTCAAGTTTGAAGTCAAAGGTGGTCAAACATCTTTAGAGACAAGCGTAACATCAAGTAGAGAAAATGGAACTACTTTTTATGAAAGTACTTTAAATATTACTTTTCAAAACCTAGATGTTGCAACACAAGAGGAGATAAAACTCTTAAACAGAGGTAGAGCGCACTATGTTGTTGAACTATATCCTGACGGTACAGGTACTACAAAGTACTTGCTAGTAGGAAAGGACAACGGTGCAGAAGTTACAGGTGGTACTATTGTAACAGGAGCAGCAGCAGGGGATTTACAAGGCTTTACTCTTACAGCAGTAGCTAGTGAGGTTAATCCACCATTCTTTGCAACAGCACCCGACGAAAGTGCTACAACACCTATTACTCCAGCTTAATATATTTTTTATATATTTGCATAGAGTATAAGTTTTTTTTGATTATGATTTTAAGGGGGGTGCATTAGCATCCCTCTTTTTTTATTACAAATTCATACATTTTAGCGTTATACTTATATGAGAATACTCACAACAAGTACTGATGCACAAATAATTAAGTTTATCCCACGATTATACTACACAGAAGCAGCTATGATTGTAAGAGATGACACTACAAATATTGCAACTGTTACTGATGTTACTTTTACACAAGATGGAGATTATTTAACGCTATCACACTCATTTACTTTAGTAGAGGGTAGGTTTTATGATTTAGAATTTACAAGAGACCCTGATGTATGGGGGCAATCTCTTTCACAATGGGAGTTGGAGCAAAAACTTTGGAACGATGACGAAGGTATTACATTACTTGTGTATAGAGATAGGATATTTTGTACTGACCAAGATGTAGACCAAACACAAAACAAATACTATTCTCCTAATAAAAACGAATACAAGTCAAACAATACATTTGACAATAACTATATAGTACTATGATACACGCATTAAGTTTATCTAATTATGTAAGCCCTACTATTGAAGAAAAAAAGAATAAGGCATTTGTAACATACGGAGATAAAAACTCTTACTTTCAGTACCTAATAGACCGTTATAATGGTAGCCCTACAAACAACGCTGTTATAAACGGTATTAGTGAGATGATATACGGCAAAGGTTTAGATGCTACTGACAGCAATAGAAAGCCTGATGCATACGCACAAGCCATTACACTACTACATAAAGATTGTACACGTAAACTATGTGCAGACCTTAAACTCTTTGGTCAATGTAGTATGCAGGTAATTTACAGTAAGGATAGAAAAAAGATAGCAAGGGTTGAGCATATACCTGTTGAACAACTAGCTGCTGAAAAGTGCAACGACAAAGGAGAAATAGAAGCATATTACTATTCTAGTGATTGGGCTAAATACAATCGTATTAACCAAGTCAAGCGTATACCTGCTTTTGGTATGAGTAATGAAGCTATTGAAATTGTGTACGTTAAACCTTACAGAGCAGGATACAAGTACTATGCTACCCCTGACTATCAAGGTGGGTTGCAATATGCAGATTTAGAAGAAGAAATATCTAACTTCCATATAAATAACATACAATCAGGACTATCTCCTAGTATGCTTATTAACTTTAATTCAGGTACTCCAAGTGCAGAAGAAAGGGAGATGATAGAAAGACGTATTTATGATAAGTTTTCAGGCAGTAGTAATGCAGGTAAGTTTATACTATCATTTAACGATAGCCCTGAAACAGCAGCTACAATAGACCCTGTACAATTAAGTGATGCACATAACCAATATCAATTTTTAAGCGATGAGAGCAGCCGTAAGATACTTGTATCACACAGGGTAGTATCTCCTATGCTTTTGGGAATTAAAGACAATACAGGGCTTGGAAACAACGCAGAGGAGTTAAAGACTGCATCTATACTAATGGATAACACCGTTATTAGACCATTCCAAAACTTACTACTAGAAGCGTTTGATAAAATACTAGCTTTTAACGGTATATCTCTTAATCTATACTTTAAAACACTACAACCTTTAGAGTTTACAGAGATTGACAATGACCTTGTAGATGACGAAACAAAAGAAGAAGAAACAGGTATAAAGTTAGCTAGTGATTTAGATAAGTTTGTAGACACAGATATTGCTGATGCCCTTATAGATTTAGGACAAGACGAAGAAGAACTACTAAAGGACTTTGAGGTTATAGACGAACAAGAAGTAGACTATGACAATGACGATGACTTAAATCAAAAGATTAAAGAGTTAAACGAGCAAACAAATCTAGCTAGTACAGGTAGTGCAAAGCCGTATAGTGAAAGCAAACAAGATGGTAAGAGTAAACAAAAAGGTCAAGAGGATAAAACATATTTAGTTAGATATATGTACAATCCTGCAAAGACTAAAGGCACATCTAGGGAGTTTTGCAAGAAAATGGTAAGTGCTAAAAAGGTATATCGTAAAGAAGATATAAACGCTATGACTACTAAAGTTGTTAATGCAGGTTTTGGCAAAGGTGGTTCAGATACTTATTCTGTATGGCTATACAAAGGCGGAGCGAGATGTAACCACAAATGGTTTAGACGCATTTACGCACGCAAGGAAGGTTCTAAAAGTCTAGGCAGTGTAATTAGTACAACAGAAGCTAAAAGTCAAGGATTTAAGCCTGAAACTAACGCACAAAAAGTACCTGTTGCTCCTAAAGATATGAAGTACAAAGGTTATACAGCAGCTTATTGGAATAAAATGGGTTTTAAAAATTAAGATATGGCAACAGCATTATTTATAAATAGAACTGACCTTGTAAAAAATAGTATTTTAGATGGTAATGTAGATACGGATAAGTTTATTCAGTTTATTAAAATAGCCCAAGAGGTACACGTAAGAAACTATACAGGAAGTAAATTGTATGACAAATTACAAGCTGATATAATAGGAGATACATTAACAGGCGATTATTTAACTTTAGTAGATGAATACCTTGCACCTATGCTTATACACTTTGCTATGGTAGAGTATTTACCTTATTCAGCTTATCAACTTAAAAACGGTGGACTATTTAAGCACACAAGCGAAAATTCTGAAACACCTAGTAAAGATGAAGTAGACTTTATTGTGCAAAAAGAACGCAATTTAGCAGAGTATTATACAACAAGGTTTATAGACCATATGAGTTTTAACAGTAATTTATATCCTGAATACGAAAATAATTCAGATGACGATATATACCCTGACAAAGATAGTTTATTTAATGGGTGGGTTTTATGAGAATGTACAAACCAAAAGAAAAGAATTTAGTTAAATTACAAAAGTTTCTAAATGGGTACAACATTAGAAGGAAAGCAAATAAACCAAACGTATCAGGGGTTACTAAAAACAACTGATAACAACGAGGTTGGTTCATCTGCAAAAGAAATAACGGATGGTAAGGGTAATGGCACAGGTGTTACACTAGACAATAGTGGTAATCTTGTTGCTAATGCTACTGTTACTGCTAATGCTTTTGTAGGAGATGGTTCACAACTTACTAATGTACCTTATCCTGTTACAAGCGTAAACACCCAAACAGGAGGTGTAGTACTTGATACTGATGATATTGCAGAGGGTAGTAATGAATACTATACAGATGCTAAAGTAGAGGCTAATAGTGCTGTTGCTGCTAATACGGCAAAGGTTGGAATTACCACACAACAGGCTAGCGACATACAAACCAATAACAGTAAGGTAGGGATAACAACAGAGCAAGCAAGTGAGATTGCAGCCAACACTTTAAAGGTAGGTATAACCACAAATCAAGCAAACGCAATTATAGCTAATACTGCTAAAAATTCCTATCCTACTGATGATGCTTCAAAACTTGCAGGAATAGAGGACAATGCAGATGTTACAGATACCGAAAATGTAACAAGTGGTTTAGTATCAGCTACATCAATTAGCGAAGATGACAAGGCTGCTATACGTTCTAATATTGGAGCAGGTGGTGCAACTGCTGTTAGTAGTGTAAACAGCCAAACAGGTATAGTAGTACTTGATACTGACGACATCAGCGAGGGTGCAAACAAATATACAACCGCTGCAAACCTTACAAAGCTAGGGCATATATCAGTTAGTCAAGCTATTGACCTTGACACAATAGAAAGTGATGTAGCAACGAATAATTCTAAAGTTGGTATAACTACTGAACAAGCAAATGAAATAGCTGCTAATACTCTTAAAACAGGTATCACTACACAACAGGCAAACGATATAACAGCAAACAACGCCAAAGTAGGTATTACCACACAACAAGCTAATGATATAACGGCTAACAATGCTAAAGTTAGTATGGTGCTAGGTACAAGTGCAGGCACAGCGTTAGAAGGAGATACTGCTTTACTACAATTAGGTACAACATCTACAACTGCTTTAGCAGGGGATACAACAACTATAAGCGCACAACAAGCAAGCGATATAAGTACAAATAATGCAAAGGTTGGTATTACAACAGGTCAAGCAGATGCAATAGTAGCTAATACAGCAAAAGTTGGTATAACTACACAGCAGGCATCAGACATTACGGCTAATAACGCAAAAGTAGGAATAACGACACAGCAGGCTGCTGATATTGTTACTAACAATGCTAAAGTGGGCATAACAGCGCAACAAGCATCAGATATTACTACTAACAACGCAAAGATTAGTTTTGATAGCACTTCATCTACTAAACTAGGAACTATTGCAGAAGGTGCAGAGGTTAATGTAAATGCTGATTGGAACGCTACAAGTGGAGATGCAGAAATACTAAACAAGCCTACAATACCAACAAACAATAACCAACTAACAAACGGAGCAGGTTATATAACAGACGGTAATACAGGCTGGGATAACTCTTATGGTTTTATTACTGCTTCAACAACCGACACACTAACAAATAAAAGTGGTAACAACAGCCAATGGACTAATGACGCAGGTTATATAAACGAAGCTGCACAAACAATACACACAAACGCAATAGGAAACGCAATAGACTTTAGCGCAAGAGTTACTTTAGACGGTGGTGTAGCAGAAGGCACTAGTGGAATAATTAAGAATTTACAAAATATATTATAATGAGTATATACCAAAAAGCAAGTTTAGTACAAATACCAAGCGGATATAAAGCAGCAGATGATAAGCTGTATTCTGTTGTGCCTAGTAATGGAGATGGAGACTTTACGGTTACAGTAGATGCAGATGCTACAAGAGTAAACAAAGACGGACTTATAGAAAGCGTAGCAGCAGACCAAGCAAGACTTAACTATGACCCTACAAACCCACAAGACCCACATTTACTATTAGAGCCATCAAGAACTAATAACATACTACAATCTAATGACCCATCAGGAGCAAATTGGACTGACCCTTTAAGCAGATGGACTTTATTAACCGATACTACAACAGCACCTGATGGAGGTACTGTTAGAATAAT